TCAATGACTGATTTGTCTACAACAAGCCGGTGTTGGTTAAGGACAGGCTCAAGGCTATCAATGATTCTGTCTTCTTTGCGTACGGTGGCACGGACCTCTTCAACATCAACAAGTTGTTGTGTTTGTTGTAGGTGTTTTTTAAAGAGTTCAGCGACGATACCATCACCAAAGTTGGTTTCAATAACGAGTTTAGTAACACCATATTTTCTACAACCTTTTAGAATATCGAGTAATGTGTTGTCGGAATATCCGTCTCTGTAAGCTCGCATGTTGTGCAAGTACAAGAAACCGTTGCGTTGGGAGATATAAGCTGCTGTCGTTTCATCCGTCCCTCGACCCGACGGATCAACGCTGCAGATTGTTTCGCTGTAAGGATGCCATTCTCCCTGTAACTGCATTGGGCTGTAGAAATAATCTCCAGGTAAACCAACAGTTGGGAGTTCTTTGATGATATTTTTTGGATCGGAGCACCATACGACCGAGTCGGGTGCGTCAGTAGGGTTGACACTAGTAACGACCAGATCAGAGCATTTAAGAGGGAATTTTTCAGCATCACTGAGTGTTGTATCTAATTGGAACTGCAACATGAAGTTGCTACGACCCATTGACGCTTCACGTTCAATCAGGTCTTCATCACTGAAACGATCAGGGTCAGTTACATCCCAAGCTTGTGCACCGTTATCGATGTCAGCCTGCAGCTGAGGGGCTAGAAGGCCCTCGTAATTAGCTAGAGACCGTGGGATACGTGCAGGCCAAACAAACGGCCTGTAGTTCCGTTCAGCGAGCTTTCTGTAGACAGTAAATGTTGTTTGGGGTGTACCCAAATACATGATTCGACTGTCTTTTTTAGGAGTAAGGATGGATTCAGCTTCAGTACAAAGTTGTAAAAGTTTCTCCCTCATCATTTCCGTCATTGAGTTACCAGGAACTTCAATGTCGTCGAGAATCATTAAATCGGCGCGGCTTCCGGTTAGCTGACCAGTGATGCCCACCGACTTTACGCTTGGAGCCTGGTGGGGTGAGCAGTTCACATCGAAGCTTATCCTCGACCACCTTGCATCGTCTGATTTCGGACGTAAATGAGAAAGCCATGGTGTTTCAATAATTAGTTTTTGTAGGAAAATGGACATGTTATCGGCACGTTCTTTAGATGCCGAGATAATCATTATCTTTTTTTCAACGTTATTAAAAAGCGTCCACAGAACAAAGGCTCCAGTAATCCAGCTTTTTCCCACTCCACGGAAAGCTTGTATTTGAAGACGCTTAGGTCCATGTTGAAGATAGTCTGCGATTGCATATTGTGCACGTGTTGGGTTAGGTAGATCAAGCTGTGTCCATAAAGCTTGTAGAAACAGCTTAAAATCGCCTCTAAGGAGGTCTAAAGTATTCATAGGTACAATCTAACGTGGAAGGGGTGGAAAGGGCTTCTAGGGGTTTTGAATCTCTTTTAAAAGATCATCAAGAGGTTCCCATATTTTAGCAGTATCGATATTGTAAGCAGCATCACCAGCTAGTAGCTCACGCCATTGAACAAGCAGATCATCTACATTATCTACATCTTTTAACATCTGTACATAATCACTTTTTTTAAGTTCAGCTCCTTGTTTCCGTAAAATAGTATGTAATTCATTGTGAGGATCTTTAGCCATGTTAATTAAATTGGCTTTAACATCCCCGGTACGTCTACCCTGGTTAACAGTAAATTCAGCCATAAGAATAAGATCATCTTTAGTAGCCTTTCCTTTAGAAATAAGTTCATCCATTTTACCAAAAAAGGCTGCACTCATTCCTTTAGGAAATAAATGATGTTGTTCAAGATAACCTTTAACAGCTCTCGCACTTTCTTCTGCTTTTTTAGCTTTTAAACCAACTTTACTTCTAAAATAATTTACATTTTCACTTGAACCTATTTCAGAGGCTTGTTTAGTAGTATCAAAAGGTAATACATTAGACTGAGCTCTGCTTAATCCTTCTTGAGCATTTTTTTTGTTCCCGTCCAGTTTTTGAATAATTTTATCAATATTACCTTTTTCACGTTTCCAATAATACTGTAAATCGTCAGAAGCAGTTTCAATGTATTTCTGTAAATTTTTAGGATCACCACGGAGTTCTCGCAAAGCTTTCATTTCTTGGTTTTTAATTTCAATAGTTTGAAAATAATTTTCAATGTCTAAATCTCGTTTAATTAGACGTCTACCTTGCGATCCTGTAGTAAGTTTTTCACCAGTTTTAACACCACCACGTACCCCGGCTAATGTAGTAGGATCTGTTGCTGTAACAGCTTTCATAACTACACCACCTTTTGTTATTTGTGGCACCACTTGGGCAGGTGCAGCCATACCACTAGCTGTTGCTAATGCAGGTGTCATACCACCTGGTGGTAGTAAATTATCAGCTTTAGTAAGCGGTTTAACGAATTTACCAGTACCTGCTGTTAGTGCAGTTTCCACAATAGCTGGTCCAACAACTCCAGTAATACGTGGGTCTACATTAAGTATTTCAGCCCATCGTCGGCTACCTTCTTCAGCTTTTTCCATGAGGTATTCACCACCTCTAATTACTGTACCAATAGTTGCTTCAGGGCTATTTTTACCTTGTTCAGAAGCATAACGTAGTGGATCTACAATATTTTTATCAGTAAAACGTGCTGCACCACCTAAAAATTGAATACCTTGTCTAATAACAGGTACATTAGTAACCTGAGTAACAGCACTTTCTACGACATCAGCAAACCTACTACCTAATGGTAAATTGTCTTCTTCCATTTATGCAATATGCTCCATAATAATTTTTTCACGGAGCCTATTGACTCCAAATTTAGTCCTCATCCAGTCGATAACAGGTTCACTTCCTTTCTCCTGATTACAGCGGGTGCAAGCGCATACAACATTTGTTGCGACATCCTGCCCGCCACGAGCACGAGGATGGACATGATCAATAGATAATTGAGATAAATCATAAGTCTTTCCGCAGTAAATGCAAGTATGGTCAAAATGTTCCTTAATAGAGCGCCTCCACAGGCGCTTGGCTTCTGGAGAGGTCATAGCTATTAAGTTGTAGAGGTAATCGTCAGGTGAAGGAAGGAGAGGAGTCATGCGCGGCCTTTACGTGCTCGGTTTTTAGATGCAAGTTCAAGAAATGTTTTACCATTCTTTTTATGTGATACATCTTTACCGTCACCATTGCCATAAGTTCCACGTCTCCTGTTTTCTTTGTTTAGTTTAGATCGTTTTCTAATCTGGAGTTTAGATGCGTCGTATTTTTTTTGATACGACTTATAGTTACCGTTAGCGAATTTAGAACCGCTATATTTAGACTTTCGAGCCATTCATCCTCCGTTGTACAAGCTCCGGGTCTACCTGTGGCATTACCGCTGCCAGTTTAGATAGTGGATTACCATCAAAGGCGACACCACTAATGTCATTAGTTTTAAGCCAATCACAAGCTGCTTTTAAATCTGCAGTAGATGCCTCACCAGATTTAATACGGGCAAGAAATTCTTTAGTAACAAGATTATGCAACTCATTAAATTGGTCTTCTGTTGCTTTTTTCTTAACCATTTCTAAGTACAATTTGATCCAATTTGTTTTCAATACGGACCATATGGTCTTCCATGCGCTGAATCATAACTGATAAATCAGACTTTAATACGTAGTCTTGTGCCACGTTTAATTCAAACGCATCAATCCGTCTATCAAGACCACTAATGCGATCATGAACGTTATTAATACGATTGTGCAAACGATTGTTTAGCGCTGCACCACCTGCCACCATTGCAATGACGACAGAAACAAGTGCTTCCATTATTCTAAAGATACAATTGGTACAACGTCGTGACACAGGATCTCTACACGGCTGCCAGGACGAAAGGTAAAACCTTTCCTCATAATCTCCGTGCATTTGAGTGCACGAACAAGCTCATAGTCAAGACGTAATTTTTGTTCGTGTTTACGGGCGATACTCTTACAGAGTTCGACCATGCTTCC